AGGTAATTAGATGTAAATGCTTTTAGATTAGATTTAAAAGCAATTGAGGCAAGTGAAGAAGGTGCTCCATACTTAGACACTCACTCACACAATACTACCGTTACTGTAGGTGGCGTTACCCTTGCAAGAGTTATTGAAATTATTAATGGCTATACTATCACGTTTGAAAATGGAAGTTACGCTGTAAACTTAAACGGTGGTAACACTAATATTGCCGACGTTCTTAATCTAAACAACGTACAGGTTAGATCAGCTAACTCTGCTGGTTTGACGTACTCAAGAGAAGTAGAAAATCAATCCTTTTTAGATGCAAGAATATTTATTGATACTATAAACGGTTTATCTGGAACCATTTATCCTAGAGGCTCATTAGCCAACCCTGTTTCTAATTATTCTGATGCTCTTATTATTAGAGAGCAAAGAGGTTTGTCTCAAAGATATTTACTATCAGGAGCTTTATCTATTTCAAACTCTCCGATAGAACAATCTTTACAAGGCAATGATTGGAAGGGTGTTAATTCAATACTTGCTGACTTTACTTTAAATGGAAATAACACTCTCAACACTGTCTTTACAAACTTGACAATTTCAGGAACTTACAACGGCCATTGTCATATACAAGAATGTGTAGTTAATGGTGGGACAGATTTTGAAGCCGATGTAGGTAATTCAGGGCTTAAAGGCACTATAACTCTTCCATCAGCACCTACTAATACAAGCTATGTTATTCACGATTGCTATTCTTTAGTAGCAGGAACAGGTTCACCAATACTCGATTGTAACTCAGCTACAAACTTAGATGTTTCAATCAGGAATTACTCAGGGGCAATAGAAATAAGAAACTTTGTTTCTGGAAATATGTCTATAGACTTAGACTCAGGCTCTATAGTTGTAGCAGCATCATGTACTGGTGGAACATTAGTCATTACTGGTACTGGAGCAATCACAGATAATTCAAACGGAACTACAGTGGTTACTTCATCTCTTCTATCAGGTTCTGATATTGCTGCCTCTGTATGGGATGAGGATCTATCTCTACATAACACTCTAGGAACTACAGGGGAGCGTTTAAATGACTTGGATACAACTTATATCCAATCTGCTGTTTGGGATGCTAATACTAGCTCTCACGATACCTCTGGCACCTTTGGTGGTGATATCGCTACGAAGGCAGATGTTCAAAGCGTAGCAAGCACAGAAGAAGTAAATTATACCTCAGGTTCAATTATCTTTGGAACTCTAGGTTCTGGAACTATCGCATCTACCCTATTAAGAGATAATAATTATTGGGTAATTGATGAACATGCTACTAACGGAATAACTGTAGAGTACGTCTTTAATTTAACTGATAGTGAGCATAGAGCAGGAGCTTTCCTAGCTTTTGGTAGATATGATGGCGGAGGAAACCCGAGTCATTATGTAGAGCTATGGGCGTATAACTATGAAGCTACAGCATGGGAGCTTTTACATGAAATTTTCATGGACAATGCTACTACTGATGATGAGTATTCTCATGCTTATAGTGAACGACATATTGATAGAGATAATAACAATGAAGTAAAATTCAGACTTATCCACAATGCTACTACATACAATGCAGGACACTCCCTTTATTTAGATAATGTTTATATTACTACAACAGTAAGAGAACATCATTTAGAGTTTAGTGATATAATAGCTGCAAACCTTATAACAAAGTAGATCGAATGAAGAATAGAATTTTTTATGGGGATAATGGAACTTTAACTGACTTATCAACTTCACTATCTGACTATCATTCGGGGACTGGTTCTTGCCAGTTTGTTGCACTTGAGGATTATATTTACTTTGGTTCAATTCTTCCTTTTAACCATCTTTATTTAAAATTAGGAACTGTTAATACAAACTCATCAAACCTAACGGTTGATATATGGGACGGCACATCTTGGGAGAGTGCAGTTGACCTTATAGACGAAACATCTTTAGCTGGTGCAACATTTGGCCAGTCGGGATTTATAACCTTCACGCCTAATAAAAATAAAAGTTGGGGCAAGGAAGATACCGTAGGCTCAAATGGCTCAGAGCAAGTAACAGGTTTAGGTAATGTGACGGTGTATGATCGTTACTGGATTAGACTTAGCGTTAGTTCAGATTTCAGTGCAGGAACAACTTTATCATGGGCAGGAAATTTATTTTGCAAAGACGATGACCTCGGCTCAGAGTTCCCTGACCTTATGAGATCAAACACTTTAGCAGGCTTTGAGGCTGGAAAAACTAATTGGGAAGAGCAAAGAGTAAGGGCATCTCAAATAGTTATAAATGATCTTATTGATATGAATATAATAGATTCATCTAATCAAATATTAGAAAAGCATCAACTAATGCCAGCATGTGTTATGAAGAGTGCTGAAATTATTTTCAATGCCTTTGGTGACGATTTTATAGACAATAGAAATGATGCTCGGAAAGAGTACAGAGAGCGTATAAACAAAAAGATATTCACTGTTGATAAAGACAGAGATGGAAACGTGGACGACAACGAGAGGCTTCAAGGGCAAGGAAAGTTAATAAGAGGTGTTATAAACAATGAGGGCTTTAGATGACCAAAATAAGTACAGTATACGATACTTTAAGGGCAGCATTAGGAGCTTTATTTCCATCTAAAACTGAAATACCTAACCCATATTCTTTATCAGACAACAACAGTCTTTTGCTTGTAGATGGTTGGGGGCTGGCCGTAGGCACTCAAGCTCCAGGTGCAATAGATACATTCAAAGACAGCATTGTCTCTCGGGAATTTTCAATAATATTCACAGAGCAAGTAATAACAACAGCAGATAATCCTGACCCTTTTGTTTCTCAAGCTAAATCCATACTTGAAGACTCGGTTATAGCAAGGCTAGACCTTTTGGACTTTGACCAATTAGGGATACCTTTGTCTGTTGAAAAGATAGAATATTTAAACTCTAGTGGTATTGAGTTTATAAATGCAGCAAAGTTTAATATAATATCTATTAGTAATAATTATTTAATAGAAATATCTGAAGAAATATAGGAGTTAAAATGGCACTAATTACTAAATCCAGCGTTGTAGCTTTTAAGAAAGAGACTACTGTAAGTGAGCTTATCAACCCAGCATCTGGTGCAGAGTTTGTGCCAATGAGATCAGGTGGATCTATTACTGCCGCTGTTGAAACCATTGGCAGTGATGAGATGATAAATTCTTTAGGAGCAAGTAAAGAATTTGTTGTTAAAGAAGTACCAACTGCATCTTTCCCAAAATATTTAAAGCACTCAGGCGTTGAAGGTCAAGAACCTGAATACGGTGTACTCATTGAGTCTGCTCTCGGTTCTAAAGACATACAAGGAACTGAAAGAAACACTGTTGGTGGCTCAACTGCAGGAACAGCAGCAGCAAGAGCAACGCTTGTTGTTGACTCTGGTGAAGGTGCTGAGTATTTAACTGGTAAAGCAGTAATGATTAAAGATGCTACAAATGGTTACTCAATTAGAAACGTAAAATCAGTAGCAACAGATACTTTAAGTTTAAACTTTAACCTATCAAATGCTCCTGCGAGCGGAATTAATTTAGGTAAAGCTGTTCAATACTACCCTGCAAAATCAGGGCATCCTTCATACTCAATGCACGTTTACCAAGCATCAGTTGCAAGTGCATATCATCAAGCGATTGCTGGGTGTAGAACTACAGCAATGAATTTAAGTTTCCCTGCAAACAATTATGCTGAGATAAACTTTGATATTGCTGGAACTGATTTTTATCTTAATCCAATGGTTGTTGCTTCAACAGATAGCTACTTAGATTTTTCAGACACAGCTCCAACAACTTATGCAATACAGCTTGATCTAAAGTCTTATAAAACACCTCATGAACTTGCTAGAGCTATTGAAGCTAAGATGAATGGAGTTGGCTCGGTTGATAGTTATACAGTAGCCTTTGACAACACAACAGGTAAATTTACTTTCACTTCTGATGGAACAACTTTTCAATTGCTTTGGAACTCAGGAGCAAACACAGCAAATACTGTTGGAGACTTACTAGGTTTTACTGTAGCTGCTGATGACACAGGCGCTTTAACTTATACCTCGGACAATGCAATATCTTATGACCCTGCTTACACTCCGTCTTACGACAACTCTGATAACTTAGTTATAAAAGGTTCTGAGCTTGTTATTGGTTCATTCAACGAGTTTTCTTGTAGAAGTGCTACTCAAGCATCATTCTCCATTGGAACACCTAAAGTTGATATAAACGATCTTTGTGATGAGAATGGTGTAAGTGAGTCTGTTACATTAGACAGAACTGCAACTTTTTCTACGACACTAATTCTTGCTAAACATGAGGCAGGGTTGTTTGATAAGTTTATTAATAACACAACTACCGAGCTTATGTTTAACTGTGGTGTTAAGTCTGGTGGCAACTGGGTTGCTGGTAAGTGTTTTAATATTTATTTTCCTAACGCAAGTTTAACTTCCCATGTAATTGCTGACAACGAGGGCTATCAGGTTATAAACTTAGAGGCAACAGCGTTTGTAACTTCTTCTAGTGAAGAAGTGTTTTTAAACTTTTTATAGGAACTTATGAGACAAAAAGAAACAGCATACGGAACTTTAAAGTATAGAATCCCAAATATCCCTGAAGCAATGGAGTTGCTTGGGGATATGGGATTAAATTCTAGATCGCTTCAAAACACTGATGAGTTTATTGAGAACGATCTTAAATATATGGCAAGAATGATTAAGAGCATTGGGCCGTTCGTTGACGTAACAGGTTTGAAGATTGATGAAGAAGAAGTAACTTCATTTGAAGATGCATTAAATAGGTTTGAGTTTATACAAGTCTTTAGTGAAGTTGCACAAGAGCTTTTTGAATCTCTTAATGTAGGTTCAAAAAAAAAGAGCTAATAGAAGAGGCTGTTAACTTACTTGTTAATGAAGTCCCTCTTCAAGCTTTGGAAGAAGTTAATAGGGAGAGGTATTTAGAAATCTTAGAATTGACTCCTTTAATAAGTCAGTTCTCTTTGTATAGTAAGGCTAAAGGTTTAGGAATAGAATTTGGCCCTAAAGATTTAGAAACTGACAAAGTAATACTCTTCTCCATTATTAAAGACTCCCTAGAGAAGGAATTCGAGAGGAGAAGAGATGCCACAAAATAGATTAGAATACTTATTCGATCTTGTTACTGGAAAAAATACTGTTGAGCCTTCTCTCGACAAAGTAGATCAAAAAGCAAAAAAATCATCTAAGTCGGTAAGTGCAATAGGCGGAGCTTTTACAGCTATCGGTAAGCCACTTAAAGCTCTATCCGATAAAGTTTTTTCTCTTCAAGGGTTACTGGCAGCAGCTGCTAGTGCGTTTGCCATTGGCAAAACTATTCAACTTGCAAAAGAACAAGAAGAAGCTGTCAACAAGCTAAATATTTCTCTTCAACTAACTGGAAAATTTTCAAAAAAAGCATCGGAAGATTTCCAAGATTTTGCAAGTAGTCTGCAAGGTGCAAGTAGGTATGGTGACGAGGTCATTTTAGCAAACGCTGCACTTATTCAATCTTTAGCTAACTTAGATGTAAATGGTTTAAAGAGAGCAACACAAGCCGCGGTTGACCTTTCTAGTGCTTTAGGAATAGATCTTCGAACTTCAAGTCAGTTGCTCGGAAAGGTAATGTCGGGTGAAGTAACTTCACTATCAAGATACGGTATTGCAATTAAGAAAACTGGCGATGTTGCAAAAGATTCAGGCACAGCACTTGCTTTATTAGAGCAAAAATTTGGTGGCTCGGCAGCAAGTGCAGTAAATACTTTTGCTGGAGCAACAGAGCAAGCATCAAACTCATTCGGAGACTTATTAGAAGAGATTGGTTTTTACATAACAAAAAACCCTATAGTCATTGAAGGCGTGAAAACTGCTGGAAAAGCTTTCGTTGACCTCGGAACTGAAATAAAAAATAACAGAGAAACTATTTTATTATTTGTAAAAGATGCAATTATTGGAGCACTTGACTTAACTCTTGCACTTAGTGACATGACTTCTTCTGTTTTAAGTTATGCAGCAGACATTGCGACAATCCCAGAGTTTTTAACAACTTCATTCGCTTCGGCCAATATAGGTTTAAATAATCTAGTCATTAAAGTTCTTGAAGCAAAGGCTACAATCACAGGCTTCTTTGATGACTTAGAGCCAAAGAATCCAGCTATAAGAATGGTTCTCGGGCTTGCCCCTATTAAAGGTTTAGATACGGCAGCAATACAAGCAACTATTGAATCTTTAAAAGAAGAGAATGTAGAGCTTGGAAAAATAGGTGAGTTAGCCGCAGGATCAGCTGATGCTAGTAAACAAAAAATAGAAGAAATAGCTGGCGCTCTATCTTCCAGAGTAAAAGAGGTTATTGAAAAAGTTAAATCTTCAATTGAGAATGCAAAAGATATAAAGGTTGGAGTTAGTGATGGAGGTGGCAGCGTTCTTGGTCTCGGTGAGCGAATTGGTAAGGAGATTAAAGACGGTCTTAGTAAACAAGTAACTCTGTTTGGAAAAGAAATAGGTCAAACATTTGGGAGTCTACTTGGTAATATTGGTAAAGGTGAAGATGGGGCAAAGCAAGTTCTTGGCGGATTAGTTCAATCATTTGGAGACATGCTCATACCTGGTCTTGGTCAAGCGTTGGGGCCAATCTTTGATATGCTTGCATCTTCTCCAGAAGAGTTTAAGCAAAAAGTTACGGAATTTATTCAAGCAATTCCACAGCTAATTATAAATGTTCTTCAAAACGCTGCTGATTTTGGCCTTATTATAACTGAAGCAATACTTGGTATGCTTGAAAAACTTGCAGAAGATTTTGATAAGATAGTTATTCGCTTTATAGATTCTCTTATAAACAATGGCCCTAGAATTATAGTTGCCATAATAAAGTCAATTCCAAAAATAATAACAAGTTTAATTAGATCAATTCCAAAGATAGTTAATGGGTTTATAGATTCATTGGTAAAAGAATCGCCACGACTTATTACAGAAATGATTAAAGGTTTAGGTGATGGAATCAAGGAAATGTTTAAAAGCCTTCTTCCTGGTGGAGGCGGTGGAGTATTTGGAGGTGGTGGAGGCGGAGGCTTCCTCGGCAATATACCTGTAGTTGGCGGTGTTTTAGGAAAAATAGGTTTCGCTCACGGTGGAGAAGTGCCATCAGGTTTTCCTAACGACTCATTCCCTGCAAGTCTAACTTCTGGTGAATACATAATAGACAGAACTCTTACTGCCGATCTTAAAAGTTTTTTAGACAACGAGAAAGCTAAAGATGATAGAATGCTATCAGCTATATTAACTGAATTAAGAAAACCTCAAATGGCCAGTGCCACTGTTAAGCTGAATGAAAGAGAATTTGCTAATATAATTTTAGAGCTTAATAGAAACAATCAGAGGCTAGCATGAGCACTTGTGCAAAAATAAGATTCATGGCAAATAACTTTGCTGAATTAACAAATAATGCAATAACATATTCTAGTCAACTATCAGGGTTCCCTGCCTCAAACGTAGTGAATAAAACAAGAACAAAAGTTTGGAAACCATCTGGCAACTTCGATATAGTAGCTGACTCAAACGATAAACTTTATATTAACGATGGCTCAAATAAAACTGTGACAATAACCGCAGGGGCTTACGCAACTCCAACAGCGTTGGCAACTCAAATTCAAACAGACTTAAATGCAGCATCATCTAACTGGACTGTTACTTATGATGGCACGACAACTCCTACTTATAAGTTTACTATTTCTAATAGTGGCTCTGTTACCTTAAGACAAACTCAAACGACAAATGCTATATGGGATACTCTAGGGTATATAGGAACAACAGATGATGTTGGTACTAGTTTTGAAGCTGACGCTCAAAGAAACCATACATCTGAATATCTCAGGTTTGATTTTGGCTATCAAGCTCCATTAGAGTTTTTTGCATTAGTTTCTCCATTAGATGAAATTTTTTCTTTAACTCAAAATGCAAGTTTAAGATTGCTTGCAGACAATATGGACAACGACACTCAATGGTTAACTCCAGCTCTTGATATAACTTTAACTGTTACTGAAGCAGGTGTTTTTAAGTTTTTTGATGATCTTACTTCTGGTTATAGATATTGGAGAGTTGAAATTATTGATAGAGAAAATCCTTTGGGGCCACAAGGGTTAAACTTTGGTCACATGTATTTAGGTGACTACATAACTTTAACCGAAAGAAATATAGGAAATGGATTTACAAAAAATATACAAGACCCTTCAGTTGTTCTAAGTTCAGAGAATGGGAACTTATTCTTTGATAAAAAAATGAAATACCAAACCTTTGAAGGTTTAAGTATTCAATTTATGAACAGAGTAGACAGATTAGAACTGGAGCAATTCTTTTATGACTACGGAACTACAAAACCATTTTATATCTCTCTTGACCCTAGCATAGCCATGAGTTCTGATATATCTGAACTAACTAAATATGTTGTATTTTCTTCAATGCCAGTAGTAACTCACGTTAGGTACGATATTTATAGTGTTCAATTTTCAGTTAGGGAGTTAATCTAATGGCCTTCTTAAACTTTCCAGAAACCTTATATGTTAAAACTATAGACACTTCTGAAGAGATCAGATTAGGGTCATTAAAAACTGCTGAAAATTTAGAGCTCGCCCACATAAGAGTTTTTCTCTATGTTGCAGGAACAATGAGTGGAGCAGAACAAATAAGGATTCACCTTTGTTCAGATGCAGCTTGTACTAAAAAACTAATAACTTCAAGCTGGTCTAACTTATCAGGGTTGCCAGTTAATGGTAACTTTCTTGGATGGGTTAGAACTGATTTTTCAAGGCAAGGGCTTAATCCTAACATCACTTACTATACGTCACTAGAGATAAATAATTATACAAGAAATGGTGACACTTATTATCTCTCGGGAGTTTTTGATTTTCCTGCACCCGTTTATATTCAAGGTGGAGGAAATGTCCTTCTAGATCATAATATAGGTATGCAGATTTTTGGATATAAAGAGATATAAATGGCCAACAACTTTTCTACATTAAAACTAGAAAATGAACTAGAGAAGTTTACCCTCATAAGGGTCAATCCTGCAAAATATATAACTTCAGACTTAGCTCTAGATTCAGGCACAACCTACTCAATGACTTTCCCATTCAATCCAGTTAATAGAGTAACAGTTGATGGGGTTGAATATACAAAAGTGTCTGGTGCCCCATCTTCGTCTCAATTTTCTTTCAATGAAACAACGAAAGAATTAATAATAAATCTTGGAGCTTCGCTAACTTCACAAGTTGTTATTGGCTTTTACTATTTATTTTTTACATCTGGAAGAAACAGAGTGATCTATGAGACACCTGATGATAACTCAAGCTCTTTAAGAGACTGGGAACCTAATGTCTCTTCCGAGCCAAACTTTCAAACATCAATAGAAAATTCTATAGATGGAGTTGTTTCAATAGCTTCAAGCTCTGTAACTGTTGCCAGTGATGAATTTTCTATACATGCTCATTTAGGCGATGACTATTCTTTTTACAATAAAGATATATCTGTATGGTTATGTCTCGATGACCTTGAAAATATCGCAAAAGTTTTTGAAGGAAAAGTAACTGACGTGTCTGTCTTGGATGAAAAAATAACTTTTAACTTTAAAGATGTTTTTTCTCAACTAAAACAAACTGCTACGATGGGCGATAGTGATATTTATTTTACCTCTGAATCTTTTCCAAGCGTTGACCCTTCATCAAACAATCCACCTATTCCTTTTATTTTTGGAAGCGTTAGTCAGTATCAAACTTTTTCAAACGGAACTTTATTGGAAGGATCTTTTTACGAGAGGGAGATTGATTTTAATAGTTTACTCTCGGCAGTAAATATTAGTTATAGTGAAGATGTTACAACTTCAAACAATAGAGTGTGGGGTTGCTGTAGGGTAAGTACAGATGGATTTTTAGATTTTACTCAAACTATTTCTGCTGTAGATAATGTTCCAGTCGGCTATACGAGGTTAACAGTTCCTGATGCAGGTGAATTTAAGATAGGTGATACTTTTACAGTCGCAGCTGGTCCAGATGTTCAAGTGAGAGTATTAAATATAGATAAAGCAAACAACTATCTTTATGTAACAAAGCAAGCATCAATAGTTGCAACTGATTCTATAGAGGGAAATAATTGCCCTACTATAGTTATTAGAGATGGGTCAGCAGACACTACTTACTATCCTTTGTATGAGAGAGATTATACGGCAACAGTAACAGCTACAGATGGTGGAAATAAGTATCTTAAAATAACCTTTATTAATAATTTTGAGGCCAATCTTTCTATGGCCACTCTTGACCCTTCAAACCACAGGGTGTTTTTTAGGGTAAAGCCAGATCAAACTAATGGAACTCATGGCAAAGTTATGAAAACTCTATTAGAAAAAACTGGCCTGACGGTTAACTCTGCATCAATAACTCAAGCAGATACCGACCTCTCAGCAAATGCAAACTTTTCTATACCGCTTGCAACCGAAGGTCAGGCTGGAGATTATTTAACTTATGTTGAAAAATTGCTTACTTCAACATTTGGTTTTTTAGTTTTGAACGCTTCTTTTGAAGTTGAGTACAATATAATATCAACACCTTCTGGAACAGACACATTAGACGGAGGCAATATTGTAGACGGCAGCTTTAGCACTCAAGTAGAATATAGAGATATTTCATACAAGATAGTTGCGAGCAACCCTCACTACAATGATGAAGAACTAACTAGAGACTCTTCTAATACACCAACAATAAGCTCATCTTCTGGTAAAGCAAGATACTTACACGAAGTTGAAGACACTCTCACTTTTGAGCATGTGTTAGAAAAGTTTAACGATTCTATTACTAGGATATTGAACTATAGAAGCAATCGTACAGCAAAATACACACTATCGACTGTTTCAAGAAATTTAGATAATAACGTAGGGGAAAACTTAACTATTCAAAGAGATGGCCTTCTAGGTAATAGTTCAACTAAAGAAGTTTTTATACTATCATTAAATAAAAGTACGAATAAAGTTGATATAATAGCTACAGACTTATTAGGAGTATGACATGGCTGGTAAAATAAAAGCATTAACATTTAGTGAAGGTGTTGCGGTAGGTGCACCTACAGAAGTCTTTATAGATGCTGGTTCAGCATTAGAGTTCGCTTCTGATGCGGCTTATGTAGCTTCTAAGGGTGTTGCGGCTGCGGAGAGTGATTTCTATTGGAATACTGCTGATAAGACGATGAGAGTATATAATGGGACGGCTTGGGCACCATTGGGTGGAGGTAGCGGAACTGATATAGGCTCTGAAGCTGCCTTAGATACCTTCTTAGCAGGCTCAGATTTACTTGGAACTATTAATGCTTCATTTGCTATTACCACTGAAAAGCAAATGAGGGATAACGTAGTTCTAGTTGCTGCTGATAAATCTGTTCTTATAACAGCTAACATAACTCCTGTAGCAGAGGTAACAGATGTTACTGCCGTAGCCGATGTTGGTGGCTCTCTAAACAATAAATACTTTTATATTAATTCAGCTTATGATGATACTGAGTATTATGTCTGGATAAACGTAGCATCGGGTGGAACTGATCCTGCTATCCCTGGCAAGACAGGTATTGAAGTTGCTATTTCAACTAACGCAACGGCTGCTGATATTGGTGGACAGCTTAGATCAGATATAAATGCAGTAGCAGATTTTACTACTGGTGGTTCAGGTTCTTTATGTACTGTTACTTGTGTAGATTCTGGAAGTGTATCGCCTCCATCTGATGCTGGTACAACAGGATTTACTATAAACGTAACAACTGCTGGAGAAGGTGCAGCTTTCTTATTTGACTCAACTGTTCAAAACACTAGAATGGAAGGGTTGAGAATCACTACTGCTGGTTCAGATACCCCGCTTCTTAGATATGAAAACGGTGCTAATAATAACGTAGTTCACGATTGCCATTTAACTGTTCCTGATGCTTCTTCAAGAGAATGTGTCTTTATGGACGCTAAATATTGTAGGGTTGTTAATTCTTATATCTCTACAAGTGACGATCAATATAATTTTAGTGGAATAACTTTAGGTTCAAACTCATTAGATAATATCTTTTACGGAAATACACCTAAGCAATCTTATACGGACTCATATACTATATCTCTTCTAAATATAGATTGGGATAAGGGTTCAGTATTTAAAAAGAATATTTCAACTAACGAAACTTATACTTTCTCTAATGCTAGGGAAGGTGAATTTATAAACGTAATTTTAAATGCTGATGGAACAAATAGAACGGTAAACTTTCCTGCTGGAACTGCTGAAATATCTGATTTAACAACTGTTGCAGATGTTGGTGGAGATTTAGATGGGACATATTTTGTTCTAAGGGAGAGGCCAACGCCTACAACTAATGGTGCAGTTGCTTTCTGGTATGACGTAGATAACTCAGGAACTACCATTCCTTCAGGGGCACAAAGAGTTGTAGATAATGGCGGTAGAGCAGTAGAAATAACAACTATTGTTACAGGTGATTCTGCTAACACAGTAGCTTCATCTACCTCTACAGCGGTAAATGCTGACTCAGCTTTTTCTACCTCAGTATCGACTAACGTAGTCACTATAACTAATGCTAGTAAGTTTGACGCAGAATCTCCTGATGTAGCTACTTCTGGTTTTTCTGTTGCAGTTACTACTGAAGGACAAGATGAGGTATTTTGGCCTGGTGGTTCACCAGTTACTTTAGTGACAGCTAATAAAGCTAATGTATATACTTTTGTAAAAACTGATGGAAAAATATACGCTAACGTATCAACTGATATTGATTAAATATGATAGTAGAGAATCCTTTTGAAGAAGATTTTTATTCTGTTTATAACGAGAATATTATATCTTCCTATAAATTAGACTTCTTAAAACATAATGATAAGAACACTAGAGAGGGTAACTTAATACAAGAAGCTCTCTCTATTTATTTAGAATCAAAGACAGGCAAAATATTATTACCTATTCAAAACATCTTTTGGGATTATTCTGAAAAGAAAGAGTTTACTGTTTACAAGCATCAAGTTGTAGGCATTTATGACTTTTATCAGAACAAAATAGATTTATTTCAAAAAGGTGAGAATGTATGTTTAGATATAGAAGAGGATAAAATAAGTATTATCTTTAACTTTGTTTATAAGTATTACAATGGAGATTAAATGGAAGCTATTATTATTTGGTTAGGTGTTTCTCTTGCTACTGAA